TACGGCGTTTAAAATAGCCGTCAACCGTTGTAACTCAAGGGGGGATAACTCAAGGTGGGGGTGAGTATCCTTAACAAGCCTTTCAACCGCTCCACCCTCGCTAGATTGACACCCCAGAAGGTAGTCAACGCTACACTGCAACACTAGGGCTAAGGCGGGTAGCTCCTCCACTGCATCCACCCGTCTAGCACCTTGTTCTAGTAAGCTAATCTTCCCTTGGTCAACTCGCAAGGCATAAGCCAGCTCTTTTTGGCCAAGCCCTAAGGTTTCACGGCGTTGCTTTACCCGATGGCCGAACTCATGCCGTTTGCTCATATCTCAACCCCACCCTTGCGTTATGTTCACCCTGCGACGGCCAAGGTGTTGCCGCCTCAACCGCCTACGCCTCCACAGAGGGGGCTGTGTGCCTCGTGAAGCCTTGTAAGGGTCGGCAGGGTGGTCAACATACCTAAACATCTCTAGCATGGCGCACAGCCTCGCCCAAGCCCTCCAGTAGCAGTAGGCGATGCGGTAACTACGCTGGGTCATTGATAGTTACCCCCTTGGCTCTCGCTAGCCAAAGCCAACGCCAACACGGCTTGCCTCCCCTCGGGCGTGGCTAGGTAGGCCTTAACCACGACAGGCACAACGGCGGTTACTTGGGCTGGGTGGTCATCGTGCCATAGTGGGGTTGGCTTAGGGGGTAGCTTACCTTCCTCTCTTAACCTTAAACGGCGTTTAGCTTGGGCTTCTCGGTGGTAGGCACGGCGGGCATCGGGTGATTGGGGCATAATGGTATCCTTATGTGTATAGGGCAATGCCCCCTATTGCTAGGGGGCTGGGAGGTGGATATTTAATCCATAGAAAATCTTTTTTTAGCTTCTTTTTTTTGTGCGTAAGCCAAACAATCATTCCAAGCCTTCTCAGGTAACGTTTCAATAGCCCCGCTTGTTGTCGCCCCGCGGGTGGGGCATAAAAACATAATGCACTTAACCCCTCTGTCATTGATACCCCTGTAATCAGGGTGGGTGTGCTTCCAAATTAAGTTAATCTCTTTTAAAGTTCTCATGGTATGTTAATCCTCTGTTAGTGGGTTAAACCCCCGAAGGGGCGGGGGTTAGTTATTCGTCGTCGTCGCTCATTAAATCTTCTCTGTAATCGTTTTCTTTGCTGTGTTGGCTAACTAAATCACCCATTTGCCAACGTTGATTGGTTTTATGTTCAAAGCACTCAATAAAATCAAACCCTTGGGCAATGCCGTCGGCAACGGTGGGTATAACAATTGAATCGTTAAGTTCAAAATAAGGTAAGTTGTAGGCTACAACTGTAATTTTAAAAGCGTTCATCTCGGTTTTCCCTTTCAGACTGGATAAGGTTAAACCCCCGAAGGGGCGGGGGTTAGTCTAAAACTCAAAAACACGAACGGGGTCGCCAATGCCTTTAACTGTTGTAAGCTCGTAAACTGCTTCACTGTTCAACCTTTTTGCAATAACGTGAACGGCTAACGAGTTATCTACCCATGCACCGTAAACATCTTGGCCAACTTCAACAAGAGCTAGCCCGCTGTTACAAGTCCCTAAGCCAGCTTCAGGGTTTTGAATAAGTTGCATCTCGGTTTTTCCTTTCAGACTGGGTGAGCCCCCGAAGGGGCGGGGGTTAGGCGGCTTCTATAGCGTAGGATTTGGTGTTAAAAACAACGGCTTCGCCTTTGAAGCGTCTAGCCAAAACGTCAAACACAGTTTTAGCGTCTTGCGTTGTGCCAGCAGGTAAGGCGGCGATGCGGATGCTGTTGTTGGCAAAGACTGTGATACTAACCTTGCGATTTGAAGCCGTCCAGCATGATGCGCCGTGCTTTGCGCCGTAGCTTGTAAACTCAAAACCAGCTTTGCGAAGGGTGTTTGCTACTTTGCGACTTGTGATAGTGTTCATCTCGGTGTTCCTTTCAGACTGGGTTAGCCACTTGCTCAACCTCATGTAATTAGTATACAGGTATAACAGGTACTTGTCAACACTTTTAGAGAAGGTTTACAAAACTACATCAAGCGGTGTACAATGATAAAGCCAGCGGGCGCTGTTGTGGTGTGGCTCGCTGGCGACAATGAGAGGATTAACGGTGGAGAAGCCGCTCACAGCTAAACAAGAGGCTTTTGCGCAAGCTGTTGCTGATGGCATGACACAGAGTGACGCTTACAGGCAGGCTTATAATGCTGAAAAGATGAGCGATAAGCAGGTTTGGGAAGAAGCCAGTAAACTATTCTCAAACCCAAAGGTTTCACAAAGGGTAGCCCAATTAAGGGCAAAGCTAGAGGCAAAGGCCTTGTGGAGCCGTGAAGATAGCGTCAAGGTGTTAAAGCAGGTGGCCAAGCTCGGCCTTGACCCTGAAAGCCACGCCAAGGCGGGTGATGCTGTTAATGCGGTGCAGGCGTTAAACAAAATGCACGGCTATGATGCACCTACTAAGGTAGAGCATAGCGGGGGCGTGGGTGTGCAGGTGGTAGCGATGGCCGATATGTCGGCAGTGTGGGGCGATGAAGCTAGTCTGCCCGATTAAAGAGTATTTTCCCCACCAGTTGGCTATGCTTGAGATGCCTGATAAAGCGGTTGATATGGATATTGTGTGCGCCGTGGGGGGCTTGGGGAGTGGCAAGACTAAAGCGGCGGTTGACTTGGGTATGTATATGGCCAGCGGGTTCCATGGAAGCATTGGCATTGTAGGCCATAAGTACCTAAGCACGCTAAAAAGCACGGTCATTAAAGATTATTTGGCAACGATTGAGAGCTGGTGTATCCCGCCCAAGGCCTACACGCACAACAAGGGGGAGCAGACACTCACGTTTCACTGCTGGGGTGATTCGGTGATACACTTCAAGTCGTTGGAGTTCCCCGACGACACGTTGCGCTCAATGAACGCCGATTGGGCGCATATTGAGGAGGCCAACTTGGCAGGGTTAAACGCCTACCTCAAGGTGATTGAGCGGGTAAGGAGACCCGGGCGAAACAAAACAAAGCGGGTAGTGTTGACGCTAAACCCTACAATGCGCAAAGATTGGATTTATGATTTGTTTGTTAAGGGTGCAGGCAAGTTTACAAGCGACGATGGCAAGGGTGGCACAGTTACCGTACACCGTCGGCGGGTGGTATCATCCACCAGAGACAACAAAGAGCTGTCTGCGGTGTATGCGCTGAACCTGAAAGAGACGCTATCAGAGCAGCAGTATAGGGCTTTAGTCTTGGGGGAAGATATTATGATTGATAGCGGTTTAGTGTTGCAAAACTGGAGCGTTGCCAATGAGGATAAAACGCTCGCCTATGACCCTGAACGGCGTATTTACCTAACGTGTGATTTCAACGTAGACCCAATGTGCTGGGCATTGTGCCATATCGGGCGTGACCCTGCTACGGGCTTGGTGCATTACCAACAGTTTGACGAGGTGGCATATGGACCCACGACGACAGAAGAGGCGGCGGATAGGGTAGGGAGTAAGTACCGAGACCATAGGGCGGGTATCACGGTAACAGGCGACGCTAGTGGTACAAACCGAAGCACACAGGCCACAAACCCGAACTACCACAATTACAAGGTGATTGAGCAAGTCTTAGTTGGCCAATGGCAGATACAAGATGTAAGCATAGAGCCATTACGCAACGCCCCGCACGTTGACGCTAGGCATCAGTTGTTTGTGTCTATCGTAAAGAACGCTGCGGGTGATAGACTGTTTACGATTAACCCGCTAACATGCCCTAGAACCTACCATGTATTAACGAATATGGAGTGGGTGACAGGCGGGGAAGGTTTCGCAATCAAGAGCCACAGTAGCAAGGAGATTGAACGAGATGCAACAGGCCAGCTTAAATACTTTTTCCACCCCTACGATGCGGTTAGCTACCTCGTCTGGAAATACAGCAACCGCCTTAAAGACGAAGCGGGGGGACGTAAGCAGGTTTATCGTGAAGAAGCCTATAGGGCAAGGCGGTAGGGTATCGTATCACCTAGCTACGGCGGATGACTTACCAGCTATTTACGGCCTTATAGCAGACTTTGGCGAGAAATACGCCCATGCGATTGAGCCAGTACACCCAAGCGTTGCTGAACAACTGGTGGCTGAACAAAGCGTGTTCTCGTTGACGTTAGACGGCTACACGGTGGGCGCATTGGCCTTTACTGACCATTACCCGAACCTACACGCCGAGATACACCTGCTGGTTAGGCCGTGGGCAATGCGAGACGTGTTACGCTCAACGGCACTGGTTGAAATTGTTACCGCTTTATTTATTTCGCTAAAGCTGGTAAAGTTAAAGGGCAAGTGTCTAGCGCAGCAGGTCGGGGCTAAGCGATTACTTAAAAGCTACGGATTCCGCAACCAAGGATACCTAAAGGGTGAAACAATTTTTCAAGGTAAACTGGCGGATATGGAGCTTTATGAACTAACGCAACAGTACTGGTTAGACAAGTGGATACCACAGCATGACGTTTGGCAAAGAGAAAAAAGCTAGGGCAGCTAGCGACAACGCTTTACAACAGAATCAAAACTTTGGCATGGATAGGCTTAACCAGTCTATGGCCATTAGCCAGCCCAAGGGCTTTAACATAGGGGGTTTAGGGGGAGCGTATGCTGGGATAGATGCCCAAGGCACACCACAAGTCACAGGCCGTATGCCGTTTGGTGATGAGAACCTAACGCTTGCTAACAGAAATATACAGCAGTTGTTGCAGGGCTTTGGTAGTGATTTAAGCCAAAACAACGCCATTACAGACAGCTTAAACAAGCTGATGGGCAGAGAGCAAGACAGCCAGCTTAAAAAAATGTTTGATAACCTGAACGCCAAGGGGCAACTTGGTGGGAGCCTCCAAAACAAGGCCATGAAAGACCTAAGCGAGGTGTTTGCAGACCAGCAGCTCAAGACTGGGTTGGCTGGCTTTGATGCCACGTTACAGGCCTTGCAGGCGTTACGCAACGAGAGCGGGGCTAACTTGGCGCAACAATTACAGCCTATTCAGTTGGCCATGCAGGGGATGCAGGCCAACAACGCTTTGAATCTTCAAAGGGCAGGCTTGCCCATGCAGTTAGCTCAACTCATGTCGCCAGCGTTCCAGCAGGCAGGGCAAACTAACGCTCAAATTGAGATGCAACGTAAGAGTGACTTTGAGACGGCGTGGGATTTTTATCAAAAACAACAACAGCAGTTTGCCAAAATGGCTGGTACGGCAGTTGGCGCGGCGATGGGCAACCCGATGGCGGGAGCTGGTGGCGTGCAAACGGCAGGTGTCTCTGCTGCTGGCTTTGGAGGTTAGGGGATGAGCGCACAACCTCCCTCAATGTTTAGCCAAGCAGGGGCAGGCTTACCTCCTCAGTTGATGCAGGCGTTTGGAGATATTACAAGCCAGCTAGAGCAACGCCAACAACAGATAAACGCCCCTAAAAAGCATCCAGTGCTAGAGGCTTTGGCCTTAACACTGCTAGGTGGCCCGGGTTACGCATACGGCAATTACGTAGGCGGAAACATGGCAAGGCAACGCCAGTCACGCCAAGCAGAACTAGACGCATTAGAAGCGTTAAAAGTGTTGTCGTATAGCGTCAACCAAACCAACAACGCCCGAAACGATACGGCCTTGGCTGGTGTGGCTGCGCCATTGTTTCAAGCTGCGGGTGTCAACGCACCTCAACAGATGGGGGCAGATGGTTTAAACCTGCTTTATAGCCTTAATGCCCCTGCTGTTATGCAACTTGGAAACCAGCAGATACAGGGTGGGGCTGGTGCTGGCTTCAATCAAGGGCTTGGACTTACCCAAATGTTTGAAGGTGCGCCCAAGTTAAGGCCATACCCTAAGCGTGAGACTGTAGCAACTGTAACCCCTGATGGTGGCCGTGTTGCTAACCAAGGTGGTGAGAAGTCCCAAGCACCACAGGGCGATGGTTATGAGTATGTGCCAATGGGTGAAGGCATGGAGGGAAGCACTGGCATAAGAGAGGTGCCAACACAGCAACCCTTGCAAGTGGAGGCTGGGGCAAGTAAGCAACTGCCCATTCCTATATCTCCCGATGTGCAAAGGCAAATAATAGCTTCAACACAGCAAGCAATGACTGGCGCAAGTGGGCAAGTGCCTGACTACGCCAAATTGCCTGCTGAATTACAGGCCTTAATGGCCTTAACAGGGCAACGGCGTTCTGCCGAAAGCCTAAACCGTACCAATGCCAGCCTTGCCCCCGCCTTGGCACAGTCTTTAATTGGACAGCGGGGAGCCTCGGCACAAGCCAGTAGCGCACAAGCACAAGCAACAATGGCTAAGTTGCCTGCTCAAATAAAGTCACTTGAAGCATCTGCACAAGCACGGCTAGCGTATGCTGAATCACAAGGCAACTACCAAGCCAGCAATGCCTTGAAGCCCCTTGAATCTGCTTACAATCAATCGCTTAAAGAGGTGAAAGCCGCAGGGTTGGTAAATAAGCGTGGGGAGATACAGCCCAACAAGGCTAAGACCCCCGAACAACAGTCCGCTTTGGCTAAGTACCAACAAAGGGCGCAACAATATGATGAAGTGTTGCAACGCTTAACAGGCATAACAGGCAGCAGCCAGCCACAGGCGCAACCAGCGCAAAAACAAGCTCTTCCTTCGTATTCAAGCGTAAAGGATAAGTTGTAAATGGTAACTCTTGAAGCCCAAATAGAGGTGCTAAGAAAAGACAAAGAGTTTATTAGTGCGCCTAAAGATAAACAACTTAAATACCTAAAGCAATATGTGCTACCTTCTGTAGATGAAGGTTTTGCAAATGCACCATCTGACAAACAAGACGCTTACATAAATCAATATGTTTTCCCTGCTTTTGCCGAAAATGTTGCCCCACCTCCCCAACAGGCTAACCCTGCGCTGGACTTCCTTGGCCAAGTGGCTAACACGGCTATTGAGACGGGAACTTTTGGCCTAGTTGACCGCCCTATGGCGACAAACGAAGCTGCTATGTTTACAGGCGGTATGATTGGCGGTGCTGTCCCTTACGGCTTGACTGCTCTTTTAGGTGCAGCCGTACCCGCAACATTGCCTTTTACTTTGCCTATTGCAGCAAGTTTAGCTGGGGCGCAAGGGATTGGCACTGATATTAGAGACCAGCTAGACGCTGGGCGGAGCATGGATGAGCTAAACTTAGGGCGTACGGCTTTCCGTGGATTAGCCTCATCAGGTGGAGCTTTAGCAGGTGGAACGCTTGGCACAACATTGCTAAGAGATGCGCTAATCAACGCTGGCTTTAACGCTGGCGAGGTAGCGGGCGTTCAGGCACTTGAAGGGCAAGCCCCTGACCTTGGCCAAATAGCTAAGGCAGGCGGTATGGGGGTAGGTGGTTCGGTAGCAGGCCGTGGCCTTAATGCCCTTTTAACCGTGCGTAACCAGCAAAAAAAACAAACCCCTAGCCAATCCCCCAAAGAGCCACAAAACTCTATGCTAGAGCAGGCAGAGTCACCACAGAAACAACGCTACAGTGACGACGGTATGAGCAACAGGGCTTTAGAGGATGTGGCCGTACTAGCCAGCCAACAAGGCGTAACAGATAAAGACGTGTTAAAGAGTGCCTACGCTCAAAGAAACGTTTTGCTAAAAAGCACAACCTTGTTAAAAAAGCAGGGGAGAGAGGATAGCTTAGAATACAAAGAGCGGACAAAGGCACGGCAAGCTATTGAGCGTGTTATTGAGACTAAAACAGGCGAAAAGACACCTAAAAAAGACAAAGACGTGACCAAGCTAGGGTATGATGCAACGCCTAAGCCTCGTTTAGTGAAGGCGCAAAAGCAAGTACAAGCCACGCTGTTAAAGCAACCTATAGGCCAGCTACCCGCTAGGCCAATTCAAGCCTTGCCGTCAATGACAAAAGGGCAACTGCGCAACATCGAGGCTAGGGTAAGGCAACAAGGCCAAGTGTTACCGCCTAGCCAAGAGGTTATAGACGTTAAGGGTAAGGTGCGGATACCTCAACCTACCCAAGGTAGCGTGCCTAAGGCTATGACAGGCAAACCAGCCGAACAAGCAAGGGTAAGGGCTGGGGAGCAAGCCAAGGCTACACAAGAGACACAAGACTTTGCCACGGTGATTAAACAAGCCGATGCTGTGCCTGATGATGCCAGTAGGCTAAAGGCTTACAGAAAGCTACTAGGACAGGCGCAAAACAAGCTGATAGCTGACCCAACAAACCCACTAGCCAAGCAACGGCTAGACACGGTGCAAGCCCGTATTGACGCTATGACAGAAACGGCAACCAATAGGCAGGCTGCACAAGCGCAAATGGCTCAAAAGGCCAAAATAAAGCCTGCTGTTGTTGATGAAGATGCGCCAACTAAAGCTAAAGAGCAACCTAAGATAACCCCTAAAGAAGCTGGCCAGTTGCTAACAGAGCTGTATAGTGGCGACCATATAGGGGTGGTAGATAATCAAACGGCGTATGAAGTGTTTAGAATGCTTGATGTGCCTACAAAAAAGGTGCATCGTGATAATATAACCTCATCGGATGTAACCCGATTTGGCAATCAGCTAGTGTATAATGCAAACCTAGGCCGTCAACTAGGGATGCAACGCATTGGTGAAAAAGAAACACTTGGCGTGGTAATAACTCGCTTACAAAAGAAATACCCTAACCTAAACGTAGCCTCTATTATTGGGGGGCGTGTGGCTCGTGACTCTAATGTTTTAGCAGCCATAGCCGAAGATGTAACGGCTGTGCAAAAAGCAGGTGAAAGCCTGCCTGATAGCCTGATAGCCGCTTTAGAGCGTAGCGGGGTAACAGAGCAAGCAAAAAGAGAGGCAGAAATAGCAGTACTCTATGAAAAGCTAGACAGAATAACAAAAGCAGGCTTACAAAACATGGATAGGGCGCAAACGCCCGAAGCCCTAGAAGCAGCTTTTGAGGACTTTGCTGGTAAGTGGCGAGGCTTAGAGTCTGATTTTGAGGCTTTAAAAGATGAAAAAACGTGGATGGATGCCTATGAAAAAGCTGGGGAACGAGCAGACGCCAACCAAGCCCTGATTGAAGAAGCGCAACGCCTTGGGGTTAAGCCAGTAGAGCCAGTTGCCCCTAAGCCTAAGCCTAAGGCTAAAGCCAAGCCCCCAGAAGTTCCTAAGCCAGTAGAGTCTAAGCCAGTTGAGGCAACGGCGGTTAAAGCAGATAGCCCCACCAGTTATAAAGACTGGCCGATTTACCAAGATTTGCCCGATGGCTGGGCGGTTAGTAAGACAGCAGGAAGCCCCCTTGCTGGCCATGTGTTTATTACAAATAAAACAAGCCCATTGAACCCAAGCCACAAACGGGCATTGATGCCTGTTGAGCAACCTAAAGCCAAGTTTACCCCCAAAGCCACAGACGAAGGCAAAAAAGGCACAAGGTACACCACGCCTGACCCTAACTTGACCGTTCGTAAAGGAAAAAAAGGCAACTGGGTTGTGGAGCCAAAACTGCCCGATGGAAGCTATGGCAAAGGGGTAAGGGTAGCAGACGAGGCCACGGCCAAGGCGTATGTGGCTAAAGCTGGTGTGCTAAGGCAGACAGCAGACGTTAAGGCCAAGATTAAAGACCCTGTAAACCCTGCCAACATCAACGCCAACGCCTCAAAGGTTGATCAGCTCCTCCCCTTAGTGCCAGCGGACAAAAAGCCACTGGTTAAGGCGTTTTTTAAAGCAGTGAAAGACGGCAAGCTGGTAGATATTGACTCCTTTGCAGAAAAGTATGGCATGACGGTAGGGGATGACCCTTACAACAGGCTAGACTACCCCTATGATGCGGATGTAAACCCTACTACTGGGGATATTTTGCTAAGTGGAATAAAGCAAACAGATGGCCAAAATCGTTCTCGTTTGCTAAAAGAAGGCCAGCTTGGCTTTGTGCAACGTGATGGCGTGTTGCAGATACCCAAAGATACCGAGGTTAAGAGTGAAATAACCAAAGTAACGCCTAGCGACAAAGAGGTAATGTACCGCCCAAGTTATGAGCCTGATGCCGATGGTAAGCCTCAACTGGTAGTAAGAGACCGAGACGGCAACATTGTTGAGCAGGTAGAGGCCGATAGTGTACCTATAAGCAGTTGGTTGGCTAAAAAGTTATTAGACCAAGCCGAGTTTAGCACTGAAGAATTAGGAATGGCTGGCAGAGAACTCTTAACCTACCCTGACAGAGCAAAGATTGAAAGCGTTATTGCCAAGTTTCCAAAAGACCAAAAAGACGCTTTGCGTAAGTTGTTGACAGGCATGAGGTGTATGCCATGATGAGTTTTTGCGACCCTGATGAAATAAGCGGGATGTTCCATGCTGCTATGGGCTTAAAGCACAGGCCTGACTTAACAGACCGTGAACACGCTGTGGGGCTAAACAAAACAACTAACCCTGCTAAAAACCAAGCTGGGTATGAAGAAATGATGAGCCTATCATTGACTCAAAACCCTGCGAACAACACCCGCTATACCGATACAGCCTTTGACGAGGCGGTAAAGATGCAAGGCCTACAGTACAACAAGGGGCAAATGGCTAACTGGGCGGGGAGGGCAAGTGACTTTTTGGGCGAAAAGTTTATGGCTCCGATTAACAGGGAGATAAATTACTGGAAAGAAACACTAGACCCTGACCAGCTTAAAAGCCGTAAAGGGCTTAAAGAGAGCTTTGTTCGTGATGTTGTGCCTGAAATAAAGCAGATACGGCTTGATATTAAAGACGCATGGCGTAACAACAACTACGGCAAAACAAAAGCAGACAAGGCTAATATTAACAAATCCCTTGAGCCTTACGGTATTGAATGGAACCGCACGAAAGAAGCGGTGGAGTACCTAGAGTACCTAGAGACAGGGCAACTTTACGCTGACCATAGAAACGACGTTGGCGAAGCCTTTGACCGCATGGCAAGCGCACAAGCTGGCTATAACGTGGCTTGGACGCTGTTTAACATGGGTGATTTTCTCAAGGTGGCTTCTTATGGCGTAGGGCAAAAAGGCTACGGCAAAGGGACGGTAGCGGGCTTTAAAGAGCTTGCCGAAGGCTTTATGAGAGACGTTAAGACTAGAGATATTGCTTACGGTGGAGCTATGGGCAAGATAAAAGGGCTTGAAGCACCTATAGGCGCAACAGAGCATCGCTTGGGTATGCTTGACCCCTTCGCCCTAAGCACTAGGGCTATTGAGCGTTTTACGACTGCTAAAGCGTTGGCAATGGGTGAGAACCCACTAGAGGCGTTGGGCAAGGCTGCTTTTGTGTTCCAAGAGCATGATGTGCCTGCGATTACCTACAAGGCAAGGCTTAACCCCACAGGCAATAAGGCCGTGGTAGGGCTTGGGCGGTTTGTGCTATCAGAGCTAAACTACAACCTAACGAACTACGATAACGTGCTAACAATGGGTATAAATGCGTTACAGGGCAAAGCCCCTACACAGCAACAAAAACGCCAAGCCCTTGAGTTTGTAACACACTCCGCTCTTAAAGCCTCGTTGTTTGGCACAAGGGCTATTCTGCCCACCTTTGCTTACAATGCCCTTAATTCTGCCTTAGGTGAGGATTATGAGGAGTTGCTGAACTGGGGTGTTGTGAACGCCACAGGGGATGGCCTCATAAAGCTGGTTGATGAAGATGCCTCGTTTAGCATGGCCGAAGCAATGGCTCCGCCTTTGTGGTTTTTAGGCGCACGCTCTAAGCAACTGGCCGATGCCTTTAACGCTATCCCTAACACCCTAGACAAGCTGGGCAAGCAAAACGAAGAAGGTGAGCTAGACCTTGGCTCTGCTATTGAGATTATGCTCATGGTAGGCACTGTGTCGTCTGCGATACCAAGCAACCTACGCATGGCGGCTGGCCCCGCTGGCGTGCTTAAAAAAATTGACGATAGCCCCTTTGGTAATGCAATCCCTTGGCTTGAAAATAGACAGATGCAGAACGTAATCAAAGCCTTGATTGAGGACTTTAGGGAACAAAGAGGTACACCTGCTGCTTCTGTGATAAAAGAAGGGCTACTTGGCAAGCGGATAGTGAAAGATGAGTAAATGTGATATGCTTTGCCTAGCTAAAGAGGATATTCAATGCCAAGCATTAACATGATAAAAGAGCTTAGCGACGATGACTTGCGTACGCTAGTAGAGCAATGCAACCAGTTTAAGCAGGCTGTTAAAGACCACTCACGAGAAAAACGCAATGTGCAACGCCGTTGCTACTCGTATTTTATGAGTGAGTTACAGGACGGTGACTTGTTACCCGAACCAAAGTTTGCAGAGGGTGGCGAATATAACGCCGAGGCAGAAGGTGGTACGCAACGGCCTCAAGTGTTTTTACCTGTGACCCGAAGCACGGCTAAGATGCTGTATGCTCAACTAAAAATGGCTTTATTCCCCAATGACACTGACTTTTTCCGTGTGTTTGGCAAGACGGCAGAAGCGGCTCAACTAGAAAATGACTTAACCACTGCCTTTAAGTGGCTGTTTAAGCAAAGCAACCTTAGCGAAAAACTATCCGAGAACCTTATCAACGTGATATGGAGCGGGTTTTGCGCCACTGTGCCTACTGTAGACACGCAACAAGTGGCCGAATGGTCGGTAGTGAATGGCCAGTACCAAATGGCTAACGTCACGCTTGAGCCGTCTCTGTGTGTGGATGTGTGTAACCCCTTGGATTTTTACCCTGACCCTGTTGCTAAGGATATTAACAAAGCAAGGTGGGTGTACTGCCAGCAAAAAAGCTACCAAGATATGCTAGACAAGCCTGATATGTATAGCAAGCTAGAAGAGATTGAAAGCCTTGTGACTAACAGGGGAAGCGAGCGTAGCGTTAAAATGGAGCAGGAGTATAACCTCTCTGCTGCCAACCGCTTACAGCAAGACTTTAACGACACAGACGACAGGGTAGACTATGACCTGTACTATTTCCCTGTGCTGCCCAAGATAAAGATGAAAAACGGCCAGCCTTACCGTAATATGCTGGTGGGGGTTGTGGCTGACCAAGTGGTGACACGCTTTTACCCTAACCTGTACCCAATGGGGCTAAACCCTGCGGTGTACGGTAACTGGATGCCTGATATTGCCAGCCCTTACGGAACGGGGCCAGTTGAAGATATTATGCCCCTGCAACGGTTAATCAACTTTATTTTTAACCATAGCATTGAAACGATGGCACGAAGTGGCAATCTGCTAGCGGTAAATAAGCAGGTAGATATTAGTCAAATAGGCAGAGCAGGTGGTCTGCTAAGAACAGAGGGTAGGCCAAGCGAAGATGTGCAACTGTTAAACACCGAAGATACCGAGATGAATACGCTGTTTACGGCAATGGGGTTAATCAAGGCCGAGGCGCAAACCCTAGCGGGCTCAACGCACCCTTATATGGGCATGGCCAACCAAGACACGCAAAAGACAGCTACCGAGTTTAGCATCATACAAGACACGGTTATAAGCGTGTTGAAAGAAGTGACACAGCATATTGCTGAGACGTTTATGCAACCAGTGCTAGAGCGGTTTATGTATCTTGCAGCAGAGTATTTTGGGGATACGCCAGTGCAGATACGCATTGATGAGGCTGAACAAACCCAAATACTTGAAGTTAATTTAAGCGTGCTAAGCAAGATTAAAGACCCTAACAACCCTAAAGCGGTGGGACGTGGTGATTTCACTATGGAAATGACCAGCGTCAACTTAGCCGAAAGCAAGCTGGCTGAAAGCAATAGCCTTAAAGAGCTGTTGCAGTTGATGATGGGTAGCCCTGAAATTGGGGCTATGGCAAAGAATGGCATGTACCCATTGTTGCAACGCTTGGCCAAGCTCAACAATATCAATGACTTTGACAAGTTTATGATGACCCCAGCAGAGCAAAACGCCAATATGAATGGCCAGCTTGTGCAGGTGCTGATGCAAACCGCCCAAGGTTTAGCCAGTGTTGAGAATCCCCAAGCCCAAGGGGCAGCCGAACAGATTATGCAACTAACCCAAGTGCTAGCACAAAGGGGGGCATTGCGTGACCAGCCAGCTTAAAGAAACCGCCAAGCTAGCCTTTGATTTAGTGCTTACACCCGCATGGAAGGTGTGGCTAGAACCGTACCTACAGGCAGGTAGCCAACCCCGCCCTAGAGGCTACCTGCGGGGGCTAGAGGATGCCTTAGCTGCGAACTATGAGCTAGGCAAGGCCGATGGCATAAAAAGCGTTTTGGCTGAGGTAGATAAACTCGCAAAGTTACATGTTAGTCAACAGAAGTCACTTACACAGCAAGCAGAAAGGCAAGCAAAATGAGCTTTAATGAAGTAAAAGTGGAACAGTTTATCCCGCATCAGTTAATGACAATTACTACTGGCACATGGACAGACACCTTTGCAAGTGGTCGCTCTAGCGCAGTAAAAACTGCGGGTGATACTACTAGCACGATTGATATTCCTATCCCTTTGCCACGTCGTGCTGGTGAGCATGGCGTTAAGCTAACTGGTATTGATATTGCTTACCGCAATACAACGGCGGATTTAGACGCTGTACCAACACTAACACTTTACCGCCAAGATTATGACCTTGTAACTTCGGCAGCGGGTGACGATGTTGTTGCCACAACCATTGCAACCACTGGTAACGCTGTTGTGACGGCTGATGCAGATGACCGCATTATGACCTTTACTGTGGATGAGCCTAAATGGGATTATGGCTCCGAAACACGTTGCACTTATTTTGCTCGCTTAACAATTAACGCTGGTGCAAGCTCTGTGTTAAGTATTTTGGGTGCGTTTGTTAAGTACAACGAATTAACCTAGTTAAGTATTAGCCATTAGCAGATGAAAGGGCAGTAAGCCATGTCTGAACAAGATGACAACTATTATTTTGATGATGCTGAAACAGTGGAGGATGCTGGCCAACAAGCCAGCCCTCCGCCTAGCAAGGCTGCACAGCAAGCCGAGCTAGACAAGCAAAGGTATCAAGCCTCTTTACAACAACCACAAGCGGGTGCTACCCTAGTAGATGAGATAGTGACAGGTGTAGTAAACAAGGTCACTCAACAACAAGAGCAAGCCCAACAACAGGCCGTTATTAACGAGTACGCTCAACGATACCCTGATTTGGCAAGCAAGGCTCATTATATTGCTCCCAACGTGGAGAGACTTCGCTTAGAGGCAGAAAGCCAAGGCAAAAAAGTTGACTTCAAGACGTTGCTAGATACTGCGATTGCCGTTACTGAAAAGGAGACTGGCATGAAGCTAACCCAAGCGCAACAGAATGAAGCCTTACGCAACGGTGCGTTTAGCCCTGATATGGGTAGCGTTCCCGCCAAAGCTCAACAAACAGAATTAGCCAAAGTGCTTGATAGTGATTTTACCGAATTTGCAAAGGTTTGGGACGCTAAAAAAGCCACACAGTATTGAGGACACTTAGATGACCGCTACGACTACAGTAAACTTTATTCCGCCTGACGTGCAGAAGTTTTATGACAAAGGCTTGCTTATGAGAGCTTTGCCTTTGTTGGCTTATTACCAAGGCGCATCTCCTGCCAAAGCTAGAACGATTGGCCGTGGTCAAGGTAAGCTTGTAAGTTACCGCCGTTTTGAGCGTATGGCCGTTGCTACAGGGACGCTTACAGAAGGCGTGACCCCTGCTGCTGCCTCCATTACCCGCTCTGAAATTACAAAAGAGCTGACCCAACACGGTAACTACATTACTCACAGTGATTTGATTACCATGTCGGATATTGACCCTTTTATCCAAGAGTCGGTGGATGTGCTTGGTGAAAACGGTGGCGAATCGGTAGACGCTATTATCCGTGCAACCGTTGTTACTGGTACAAACGTGTTTTACGGTACTGGCAGTGCTAGGAACTCTCAAAACAAGTCAAACCCATTAACTCTAGCCAAGGTGCGCCAAGCGGTAACAAACCTCCGTGCAAACCGTGCAAAGCCCTTTTATGGAACTGAAAGTGGCAAAGGACAAGGTGGTTTTTACTTAGGGTTAATTCACCCTATGGTGTGGCATGACTTGACCCTTGACACCACGGTGCTTAACACGTTTATCAACTCTGACCCTAGCAAGTTGTATAGCTGGAAGCTAGATGAGCTTGGTGGCGTGGCGTGGATTATTACCGATATGGCCGCTCAATTTGCTGGTGCAGGTGCTGGTGGAGCTAACGTGTACGCTACTCACCTTATCGGCCAAGAGGCCTACGGCAACCCTAACGTGTTTGGGACTGGAAAGTATCAAACTATTGTCAAGCAACTTGGCTCTGCTGGTAGTGCTGATGCCCTAGACCAACGTGGTACGATTGGTTGGAAGTCTCACCTTGCCCCTGTCATTTTAAACAACAACTTTATGGCTCGCATTGAAACTGGTGCCAGCCTAGAAGCTATCTAGTTTGTGGTTAGCTGGGGGCGCAAGCCCCCTTCTAGCTAAGAAAGGATGTTATGACTAAGCTAAGAGAAGTCAAAACAGAACTGCCGTCTTTTCAGGTTACTAGCACTGGTAACATGAGGCTTGTGCCACAAAGCCAAGATGAAGTGACGACGTACCAAGACTTAATGAGTGAACGGCAAGTTAAGATTATTTTGCCAAGTAACCCTGAAACGGATAACGTAGTAGTGAATGGAGATGGTACAATAACAAGGGTTGCTGCTACGCCAAGCATTAACGGTGTACAATGGCCAGTGCCAGCCCAAGAGCCTACGGTTGTACCGTGGAGCATTTACAAGTTGCTTGAGGAAGCTGATTTGCAACCACAGATGTTAGCAGGTGAGCAACAAGCCCAAGCCACTACTGGCCGTTGTATTAAAGACGCAAGCTATTAGGAGCAACCACCATGGAAGTATTAAGTATTACTCCAGCTAAAGATGAACCAAAACAAGGGCTTGATGCCATTGTACAGGCTGCGGGGGATGCCCCAGTAGAAGAAGCAAAAAAGCGTGGCAGGCAACCAAAGCCAGTAGAGCTACAAGATGATGGCTTGATTGAGGTTTTTATCAGCTCAAACGGCAAAGAAACTGTGCTAAAACCTTATGGTGGCAAAGACAAGCCTCATATTTACGGTGCGGTTAATGGTATTAAGTTCCATGTGCCTTGCAATGTGCCTGCTAAAGTAACGCCCGAAGTGTATGGAGCCATACAAGGGTTGCTAGAGTATGAGCAAGGCCACAGACACGCCAATCCTGACGAGGCTGTGTAATGGGTAGCACGGCATTACAGATTTGCCAAAGGGCTTACCGTAAAGCTATGGTAGGCCAGCCTTTAACGTCGTTTGGGACTAACCAAAACGAGCCGTTTAACTTTGCCCTTGACCTGCTTAACGACGTGATTAACGAGATTAACAGGCAGGGCGAGCTATGGTTTTTGCTGACCAAAACAACGTTTACCTACGCTGATACCAGCACTAACCATGTGTATGACCTTGGCACGCTTAACATTGACCCAAGGCGCATTAAGCGCATTGCTAGAACACTTGACCAGCAAGGGGCTGTAAGGGTAATGAACTGGGCGGTGTTTAACCAGTTGTACCGCCGTAACCCTTTGATTGACGGCACACCAGTAGCCTACTCGGTGTTTAACGATACCCTAGAGTTTAACACTAGCCATGACAAGGATTATGGGCTAGTGGTTGAGCATTACAAGGATATGCCAAGGGTGACGGCAACCACGGATACGTTGCTTATGCCTGAAAGGGATGAGGACGTGTTAGAGGATGGGGTGCTGGCCTACTTAAAGCAACGGATAGCCATGCCCGATGCCGATACGGCTTATTTAGTATATAAAGATAAACTCAATCGCTTGGTGTATGATAGTAAGCGTAATACTGGGACTTACTTTGTTCGCCCTGCGAGGTTCTGATGGTTGGCAAGCAACTCAAGCGGTATGTAATAGGGCCACTATCAGGTGGGCTAAACACCAATGCCGAGGAAGGGTCGCTTGTAAGCTACCAAAATAGCCAAGGTGTGCCAGTTGA